TTGAACACTGCGGAGCCGCGTACCTCAAGACGCTCGAACTGACCGCGCCCGTCAGGATAGATACCGGCACCTTTACCGGCAATCATGGAGTCGATGAACTTGCCGAACTTCAATAAGAAATTTGTTCCGTCCGCTTGATCCTTACGAAGGAACATTACTAAGGAGCGCAATGCGGAATACACGTTACTATCCGTGGCCGGTGTAGAGTCATTCCTTCTTATCACATACACACCGCTGTCACCATCGCCCGTATAGGTCTGTCCCTTTAGGGTAAGGCTCTCAACCTTTTCCTCCAGCTCCCCGATACGGGAATAGGCGGCGGTTTCCCCGACAGTATAAACAGGTGAGTCAAAGGAATAATCAAGATTGAATTCAAATCCGATAACCCTTGACTGTCTTCCGTTCTCGAAATAAGCCTTGTTGATAAGGTTGACCTTTTGACCGATGCTATAGAAATTATGAACGCCATCCTCACGGTATGCGTCATTTGACATCATCGTGCAGCCATAGGTACTCGGGTCTATCTTGGATTTGGCAGCGTACTTTTCAGTCTTTTCCTTCAACTCCTGCTCGGCGGCACCCACAAGCCCCAGCTCGGTTATTTTCGTACTGTCCCAGCCGGAAAGCACATATTCATCTCCATCCTGGGGAAAGAGCACATCACCGGGAAGCGGTCTGCCATAGTCCTCATTCCTGACTATCTCCCAAAGTTGTGCCTCAGGGTTCCATCCGCCATCCTCCAATTTCTCCGGCTTTCCCTCAGGATTGAACTTCACGGCAAACTCCAAACCGTTGAGAAGCCCGGATGCGAAACGTATCCTCAGCTCCTGACCGGGGAGGATATATTTCTCGGAAAAGTTAACACCCGTGTCCCTAAAGCGGTAGGCATTCCATTTTTCCTCGGTGGTTGTGCCGTCCTCATTCTCCACCTTGTCCGTCACTTCGATAGTGGTGACATCCGACATGATGCCTGTTCTTCGAGGATAGACTTCATCGAAGATAACCACCTGCTCGACGGCTTCCTCGGTAGTCATATCAGGATAAGCGTCAATGTAAGGAGTGCCTTCGGGAAGCATCAGCCTGCGCTGCACCACGCCGTTCACAACCACGGTCTCGTCAATGGGGCGGTAGTCTGCCGGTATGTTACGGGTGGAACCAAAAGCGTAGATACGGGTGGCATAGGTGGACTGGGATTCTGACTGTGACATTTCCTGCACGTTTTTCCCGATCTCGAAATCCACCGCGTCACCGGACTCACAACGCCCGAAATGGATGATGTTTTCAGTCACCCAACATTCGCAATCCCATTTCTTTGCCATCTCAAAACAAGCGTCAAGGATGTTGATGTTATCGTAACTCATCAACTGGGACTTGTTTTCGACTGTGGAATCAATGGAGAAAACAAAATCCTGTCCTTTGTATGTGTAACCAAGAGCTTTCAAATTTCTAAGGACTATACCGGCTTGTACGTCAAGCGGGGCGGTCAGGTTCCAGGACGCTTCCTGTCCGGCCGTCTCCGGGGTATATTTGAAGATTTTGTTTTTCCATTTCCAGTAGTAGGCGTCAAGCTGAAGCTCATAGTCGTATGCCCCGGTTTTACGGTTGTACTTGGGTTTGTACAGATCGCATAGTTCGAACCGTCCGAAACGTGTGTCCTCCGTCCAGTCGCCCAGTTTGAAAAAGACAGGAGATTTCAGGGAGAACTTCAAAAGTATAAAGTCCTCCTTCATCAGAGTGAACTTACGTTTGCTGCCTTTTCTGACAACATCCTGATAACATGGTGTACCAGCTGAATTCCTGATCTCAATTTTCATACAATATCTTTCCTGTCGCCCGGATTGGGTTCTTTGAGTTTGACCATAAACTTACCCCGGCATTTTCCGTAACTTCCATACTTGCCGCAAGACAGATAGTACAGATTGTAAATCTTTCCCAGTGCCGGGATTTTCAGTGCAATTTTACCCTTTACCAGTTCGGATACAAAGGACGAATATTTATCCAGATAGTCACTTTGCGAGTTTCCCGTAATAAAAAAAGGCAGGGTGAGCTCCCTAGAATCCATCTTGCAGATCTCGGGCGATGAAGTAATCTGTATGCCATGTTCCAACCTGCTGTCATTTTCGATATAGTCCTTCACAGGAGGGGGTGTCAGTATAGCCTCCAAAGCTCCGTCCATCAATTCCGCACCCCATGTACTCCAGATATTCCTGCCATTAATAAAAGCATTCCTCTCCATAATCACATTCCTTTTGTGTTTTTTTCTATCTCGGCAAGAGTGTCGTCCATGCCGCTCAATATGCCGGTATATTTTTCAATTTTCTCCAAATGATCGTTGCATTCATGCAATACATCGCGCATTTCCGTGACACACACCGAATGAGCAGCAAGTTCCTTTGCCATATTCAATGCTGCCGTGGAAATAATAAGCATATTCGCATTCATTTCCGTTCCTTTGGTTTCCAAACGTACATTAGACTCATACATGGCTGTCAGCCGTCCGCTGATCTCCTCACCTGTTTCCTGGCTCATGGTGGTGGAATATCCTTTGGAAGAGGATTGGGAATAAGAGTTTCCGGATGCGTCCCATCCGAAGATATCCGCCAGACTGTCTCTCTCGGCCAGCACTGCTTCAGACAACTGTTCCTGCATCTCACGCAATGCATCAACCTCATCTTTCGTATAACCATCCTCACCATATTCTGCCCAGGTTTCATATAGTTTTCTGACCTGTTCCTTGTACTTGTCGGCCATCATGGCTCTGATAATGGATTTGCGGAGCTGTTCCTCCAGATTCTCGGCCAGTTCTTCATTCCCGTTCTCCAGATCGGATATCATCTCCCAGTAAGAATCCTCAAAGCTGTCAAAGGATATACCGGTAACCTGTTCCTTCACCGCCTCCAGTATTTCCTTTTCCGTTTCGCCATATTTGATGATATTTTCCAGATGGTTTCTGAACTCTCCGTCCATAACAGACCAGAGGCCGGCATAATTCTCCCTGATGGACTGCAAGACTTCCGGGGACATATTGATCATATCTTTCATCTCATTGAACGTCACACCGTACTCCCTGGATATCTCCCCGGCGACATCACGCCAGTTCTGTCCTTCCCATTTGTAGGAGCCTTTCCACATCCTGTAGCCCTGGCTGTGACTTCCGATACTGCTGCCGGCACTCAGACGTGCCTCGGCAAGTTTCTTTTGTACATCCAGCTCGTTTTTTGCAATATTCAGAGCTTCCTCTCCGGCTTTGGATGCTTCTGCACCGTAACTTTCATTTATATATGCCTTTTTTTTGTCAAGCAGCTCGTCCCAGATATCCAGTAGATTATCATACTGCGCCACCATCTCATTATAACCGGAATAATCAGCGCCATGGAAAATACCACCGGCCCCCTTGATTCCAAAGATGGAACCCACCGTATCGAAAATTCCTCCTACGGCATCACTCACGCTTCCCAGTATATTCCCCACGAACTTGTCAAGCCCCTGCTTACCGATCTGGTCAAGTATGGCTAGGATGGCGGCAATGATTCCACCTATCTTCGACCCGGATTCCGAGAGCACATCAACCAATGACCCGACACTGTCCCCGAATGAGGAAAGACTTACATCCGCCTCCCCGAGCTGCGCAATGGCATTGGTGACTCCGGTTATATTGTCTATAGCCTTTTTTGATGACTTGTCCACATTCGTTTTCGCATTCGTGACATTCTGGTCAGCGGTATTAAGCTTTTCTTTCGCCGCCTCCTGTTCGGCACGTGTCCCGCTTTCCAAAGACGCATTATATTCATCCTGAGCCTTATCCAGCTCCTCCTGGGCTTTCCTCAGGTTGTCCAACTGGTCAGGAAGATCTCCAAGCAGTCCGCCCTTGTCAATGATCGCGGACTGTATCCCGTCCAAAGCTTCATCAATAACCTTTTTCTGCTCTACAGTCATATTCTTATATTCATCGGATTCACGGAACAGTTTCAACTGAGTCCTGACCTTGTCAAGCTCTTTTTTAGACACCTTGCTTAAATCCCCGAATATCATCTCCCAATTGATCTCCTGCTTCAACTTGTCAACATCCAGGGCCGACAGAGCTTCCTCAAACTCCTTTTGCAGAAATGCGATCCTGCCTGCATCAGACTCACTATCCATCAATGCCCTGTATTTACGTGTCAACGCCTCCTTTTTTCCCTGGAAAGTACCGTATTTGATCAGGTATTCGTCCCATGAACTTTCCTGCTCACGCAACCCCTCTTTCCTCTGACGTCTGGTGGTGTTGCTGATGATTGTGTCAAATGTCGACGTATCCACGGACACCGAGGACGAATCAAAGGATTTTTTCACATAACGCTTGTCCTTCTTCGCTTTCAGCTCCTCCTCGGCCTCGAACTTTTCTTTCTCAAACCGGATTACAGCCTGGATATAGTCCTCTTTCTGCCGCCGCAGAAGCGATATCTCTCTGCGGTTGTCAAGTTCCCGTTGTGCCAGTTCCTTTTCAGCCCCGGCCTCCATAGCATCTATGCGGGTCTGGGCTATCCGGAATTCCAGTTCCTCCTCCTGACGCTGACGCTCCTGCAAATGTTTCTTCTGCAAGTCCTCCAGTTTCACACTCTGCGCATTAACCGCATTGGCTTTCTGAGGATCCACCTGGATATCCGTCTTGCCGGAAAGAATGGTGCGGGCCATGTCCCTGTACTCGCTGCCCGCATTCTTTTCGTCTGCAAGCCATGTTTCCAGCTGTTTCTTGTTCATCTTGATGAACTCATCCCGCATCTTGATCCTCTTCTCGTTGTCCTCCAGGGACTTCTCCAGACTCTCACCCCGCAGTTCCCGGATTCGGAGCTCAGCACCCTTGATCATGTCGCCATACTTCCTGACATCATCATCAATACGTGCCAGTGTGCCCGGAGTATTATCGAACCAGGAGGTGGAATATCCGGTATTGCTCATGGAAGAAGTCACATACACCCCTCCGGCCTGCTGCGCCTTCAGCGCGTTCTGGTATTTCTTCCTGTATTCCTCCAGATTATTCTCCTCTTCCTTGATGGCTTCCCGGTTCATATATCCCAACAGTACCTTCTGTTGCCGCACGAACTCCCTGGCTTTGCCGCTGGAAATATCCAGTGCCTGTCCGTATTCCCCCACTTTGGTTATCACTCCGGGAATATTGTCCGTGATTTTGGTGATGATGGAATTAAGTTCGGCCTGCTCGTCCGAGGATAGTCTGGTCTTGGTCTTCAGCTCATCATACCGGTCCAGCAACGGCATATACTCGGAATAAAGGCTTATAACCCGTTCCTTCTGTTCATAAAACTTTTCATTGGCGGTGGATACTGTTGTATTGACAGTTTCAGCCATTCTGTTTTTCAGGCTGATCCATAAATCTCCAAGCCAGGACAACCGTTTTCCTAGTTTCAATTTGGCATTTTCCAGCCTTGCATCAGCCTGAGCAGCCTTGTCAGATGCGGATACATACAATTCGGATTGTGTTAGCTGGCGGTCTATGATATTGGACACCCCTTTCATGAAATCACCAGTTTTGGCAACCTCCTCATTGATTTCTGCGGCGGAAAGTCCCAGATTGTCCAGTATAAGAAGCGACTTGCGCCCCAGACCGGTCACAATAGAGTCTGTCATATATTCCACACTTTGGCCGGTCTGCTGCGCCTTCAACTGGGCGAATGCCAGATATTTTCCCATATCATCAACCGGGATCCGGAAATCCTTTGCCTTGACCGTTGCTTTCATCAGCTCAAGATCCGACAAGGTTCCCTTAGTGGCAGTACGAAGGTTTGCAAGAAGATCAGGGCGGTCCAACTTCTCAAATGCATGAAGAACTCCGTCAGCCTGAATGGCCACCTCCACACTTTCCCTGACAAATTCCTTTGCCTTGGACATGCCGTCTTTGAAAAAATCAAGGGCAGCCGCTCCGGCGGACGCAAAAAATCCCACCACCATAGCTTTCATATTCCCCAGTTTCAGGAATGACCCGGAAGTTTCATTGGTTCCGCCACGCAGACGGGCCATCGCCTCTCGTGTTTCCTCCAGCTGCTTTTCCAAACGGGCATATTCTTCCGGATGAAGGGACTTGACAGTATTGTCCAGCTGTTTTTGAAGCCCGCGGGCCTCTTTGGCCAGTTCCGCATAAGTTTTCTCGGTGCTCTTCATAGAGGAGCGGAGAATCTTCACTTTCGCATTATTATCGGATATGGCTTTGGAATTGGATTTCAGCTCTGCCTCCAGACGTTTGTACTCATCGCTGCCTTTCTTGCCGGAGGCTACCAGTTCTGTCATCGAATTGCGCAAACCATCATTCGTCCGTTGCAGCTCACGGGAGGACGCGTTTAGACGGTTCAGTTCCTCACGGGCCTCACTGGTATTCAGGGAGAGGGTGAACTTTATATAATCATCTTTCAGTTTCTTGTTCATACGGTTACTTTTCAGCAAAACTAGTAACCGGCAAGGAAGGGGCAAAGGACGGGAGAAACATGAGAAGCCCCGCATATCCATGGACAACGGGGCAAAATATCAATGAGGACGGTATCCGGGACGATGCGCACTGTCATTCCCGTCCGGCCAGGGAAACAACTTCTCCAGCCGGTTGCGGATCTCCTTGCGGAGCGAATCGGACATGCCCGCTCTCAGATCAGGCAATGCGTTGTTGTACACTATCCCCCATATCTGACGGTTATAGATACGGAGATCGCGTTTCTCCCGCATGTCAAGAAAACGTATATAAAGAGGGTAGCCCGTTTCCAGCATTATCGGATCCACCCCCGTTATCTGAAACTCGGCTGCCGCAAGACGGTCACGCAGATGCCCTGTACGGCCGGGCACAATTTTATCCGGGCGGAATCTCACCTTAAGCTGTCTTCCTTCCCGGTAAATACCTCTTTCCGCAATATCCAACTGTCGTTGATAAATGGTCTTGAAGTCACGGGACAGGGTTCTTTTGAAGAACTCCTCCCTCACAGGGTTCCATCCGTCACTCATTCCGTACCAAGTTTAAACGACACACTCCAACCGCTGTAATCCGTATAGAATCCTGTTTCCGGGGTAGTGGTCATCCGGTCAAGATTACGCATAAGACAGCACCCCCTGTTCCTGTCACCACGCATCACATTCTTGATGCTCTCGACAAGGGGCTGTGTATCTTCCAGCACCCGAACCGGACCACGGCGCTGCATATCCATACGGTCCATCAGAAATATAAGACACAGGTTATCCTCCTCCACATTGTCCGGATCCGTACCTGTCTCCTGTGCGGACGGTACGACCACGAACAGAACTGGAAGCTCGTCAGAACTGATACTTTTCAGACAGTCGCTCATGTCCTGGTCCACATTCACTACTCTGACGGAATGTATGCCAGGTACACGCCGCATGACATCCTCATAATACTCACGATAGGTTTTCAAACTGATCATAGGCTCTATCTTTTGGAATGTAATTTCTCAAACTTCTTTCTGTAAAGGAAAATAAGGATATCCCAGAACGGTGTCGCCCTCACCTCTGCATAGTTCCCGAATGCCCCGTTCTCAGCGATATCCATTCCAATGCCCGTCCAGCCGGTATGGTCATCCGCTTCCGGCTTCTCATCTTTTCGGAAAAGAATCCGCAAGTTAACCGTTTCACCGTCAATTTCCAAAGGCTCTTCCCGGATGATGGCGAACACATTCATAAAAAACAGATAAGCATGAAGACAGAGTAGAATTGGCCGTTCCGCATCTTCCCTTCCCGTATAAAGAGCTTTTCCGAACTCCCGTAATATCATGTCCCTGTCGCCGTCACCCTCATCACCCATCCGTCTTACCAGTGCCATGCACTTGCAGAAGGTGTCAAACGATACTCCGTTGAGCATGTCTTCCGGTCCGTGAAAGCCGCCCCATTCCGGAAGGAGGTTGATTCCGGTACTCAGGTCCAGCCGGAAAGATTTTCCCTCACGAATAATGAACGGATCCGTCAGGGACAACAGTGCCAGCGTTTCTTTCCATGTGGATGGAGGAAGATGCCCCATATCAACTGGGAGTGCCAGAAAAAGAG